CAAGCGCAACCGCGAGGTGAAGGCGGCCAAGGAACGGCAGCCAGTCGACCAAAGCGGCTTCAAGTGGAACGGCATTGAGGGCGTGATCTGATGGGCGATGTCGTCGAGCTTCCTGATCTCTCGGTGCCGTCGGGGCTGTACACCCTGGCCGATCTGCCGCAGCGCGGATCCGTCGCCAAGCAGGCATTCGGGGCAGGCTGGCCAGAGCTCGACTCGATCCTGAAGTTCTATCTCGGGCAATTCATCGTCGTCACCGGCATCGCCGGCCACGGCAAATCGACCTTCATGCTCAACGTGCTGCTGAAGCTGGCGCTCGAGCAGCGCATCGGATCGTTCCTGTACGTGCCCGCGAACGAGGGGCACCTGCGAAGCAAGCTGCGCAAGCTCTGGGGCGGCAACGAGCAGCAATTCGATTGGTTCTGCCGGGAGCAGTGCACGATCCAATCAGCCGTGCCGCATGCCCAATACGAGCCCGCGCACACGATCGAATGGGTGCTCGACCGTGCAGCCTGGTCAGTGCAGCACCGCAACACCGAGATCGTGCTGATCGATCCCTGGAACGAGCTCGACCGCGCCCGCAAGCGCGACGAGATGATGACCGACTACATTGGCCGTTGCCTGATGCTGGTGAAGGACTTCTGTCGCACCATGAACGCGATCGTGGTGATCGTCGCGCATCCCACCAAGGCCATCAGCCAGAACGGCGGCCGCGTCGTCAGCCTCGCCGACATCGAGGGATCGATGAACTGGTTCAACAAGTGCGACAACGGCCTGATTGTCGTGCGCGAGACTGGCCAGAATGCGGCGAAGGTCATCAGCGCCAAGGTGCGCGAGATCGGCGCCGGCAAGCTCGGATCCTGCCACTTCACCGTCGACCCTCTCAACGGCAAATTCACCCCTCAATACGGGAGCGACTTCGATGTCCAATGATCTGGAATCCGTGCGCAGGTCCACACTAGCGACGCTCGACGAGATCGCCGATACGACGCGCGCGCTCAAGGCCAAGGGCATCGATCCCACTGATCCCGATGAATGGCAGCAGCTCGGGGACATCGTCGCGCGCATTGAGCGCAAGCTGTCTGCCCGGCGCAAGGATGACGCAGCATGAGCAGCCCAGTATCCGCACTATCAAAGCGCGAAAAGCAGGTGTGTGACCTCGTGTGTCACGGCTTCACGAACAAGGAAATCGCAACCCGGCTCGATCTCAGCGTGCGCACGATCGAGGACTACCGCTACCGGCTGATGAACAAATACCGCGTCGACAACGTGGTGCGGCTGGTGCGCGCGCATTACAAGCTCGACGAGGTTACGGCATGAACGTCGTCGAGCACCGCCCGCCGCTCAAGCGCATCGAGATCGGCTCCAAGCCGCGGAATAAACCGCAGATCGACATGGGCGAGTTCGGCACATACAGCCCGGCCGAGGTCGACCGCATCTGGAAGATCACCAGGCAGGTCGCGGAGGGCGTCAATGCGCCGGGTGAGCCTCAGGTCGATAGCAGCGGATGGGACGCGGCATGATCACCGCACCGAGCACCCCGGCGCAACCCACGTCCCGATCGAATAGCACGGCGGCGGCGTGGTGCGAGGCGCTGGATGCGGCGGATCAGGCAGCGGGTGGGCAAGGCGCCACAAGGCAGCCAACAGCACCACGGCCCCGCACAGCCCCGCCACGGCCATATCAACGCGACGCATCACCATCAGCCAGCGCTCCCGGTCGCTCCTCATGATTGAATCTAACCACGATGCACGCTCGGAGGGAAGGGGATGAGCCAGTTGGTCACCAGCTACACCGAGATGATGGCCGGCATTCAGGCCCAGGTCGAAAGCCTCGGGCTCAAGCTCACCGACTTCGACGATCTCGCCGGGTTCCCGTCTGGTCTGTCGGGCAAGGTATTCGGAATGCTGCAAGTCAAGCGGCTCGGTCCGGAGAAGATGTTCGACGCGCTCCGCGCCGCGGGCTTGCGGATCCGCCTCGAGATCGACCCCGACCAGGAGGCAAAGATGCGCAACCGCATCGCGAACAACTACAATCCGAGGCAGGCGAGTCAATCGCGAAAGGGACATGCAGCCAGCCCGGCTGGCCCAGCAGTTCTATCCCGTATTTTCAAGCCTCTGGCGCGAATGGGCGGCAAGGCGCGCATGGCCCAAATGAGCAAGGAAGAGATGCGCCAGCACCAGAAGATGGCCGCGCTCGCTGGCGCGAAGAAACGCCGCATCGAGGCGAGGAAGGCCAAGCGAGCAGCACGAGCCAAGAGCAGGGCCGCGCAGCGTCGCGAGATGGCTCAGGAGCCGGCTTCGCTCGACTCCGGCGCATAGGGCTGTGCTGGTGCGCATGCGCTGCATTTGAACGTGACCTGTCGAAGCCGACGCAGCGTCATGAACACCGTGCCGGTGTGCTCGCACGCAGGGCACTTGATTTGCCAGACCCGCGGCTCATTCCACTTCCGATGTCGAGCCGCTTCCTGCTCGCGCTGATCCAGGCTCTTTCGCATTTGCATCGTTGAACCTCCTCACCGCCTTTTGTGTCTCCAGCCACCGCTGCCGCTTCGTCGGCCGTGGCGAGCCCGACAGTGTGTCGAGATACTCGGCCTCGACCGCATGCATCCGCGCCACTTGCCTCAGCCTCATGGCCTTGAGGTCGACGCGATCCTCACGCAGCCACCGGTTGACCGTCTGCCTGGGAACCGAGGCCACCAGCATGATCTCGCCCACCGAGGCCAATTCCCCCCGCCTGACGCGGCTCATGATGCGGTCCCGGAGTGGGTGACGACGTGCAGGCATGCGTTCCAAGCTATGGAACGCATCGGTTTCGGCAACGTCCTCACCTCAAGCCGAACCGTCCAGCCGAGCAATAGCGCAAAACCCCTATAAAAATAGGCATTCCCCGTGGGTGCGTTGCGCCCATAACCGCCATCGTGCCATCAATCCCGCGCGTCCCGCACTGCGCGCGCCCGTTCCTTCCACAGCGAGCTTGCGAGCGAGGACCACGACGAAGGCGAATAGCCGAGGACGTACCATCAACCATGTCAGTCCCTGCAATCGCCCCTCAAGCGCCAGCACCGAGCAAATCCAGGCCAATATCTCGCAAAGTCCGAGAGGCAATCGACCTGATGGTGTGGTCAGGACTCCCACGTGACCAAGCAGCCGAAAAAGCGGGAATATCCGACCACGGCCTTTACAAGGCGCTCAGATCGCCTCCCGTGAAGGCACACTATCTCGCGGAATGTGAGGTGTTGCGCACCAGCGGACGGGCTCGCCGGCTTCACAGGCTCGAGGCGATGTCCGAGCAGGACGACAACAAACAGGCCGCGGTGAACGCAATCCTGGCGCTGGAGCGGCTCGCACCCACGGATGAGATAGCATCAGGCCGGGTTAACTCATTGCCAGGATTGCAGATTGTGGTCGTGGTGGGTGATGTAGCCTCACCACCGACCATCGACGTGAAGCCGCTGGGTCTGGCGCATGACTGACACAGCACGTCAGCAAGTCATTGATATCGCTGCATTGTGCGTTCCTTGTGTAGGAAGTGCGCACTCTCGGCGCATCAGTGAACCGACTGAGGGGAGGGGGCGGGGGTCTCGGTTTCGAGCGCGCGCCAGGGCGACCCCCGGGGGGAAAAATCGGCGGCCGAACCTGTCGCTGGTATCCCCCACACGCATTTTCCCCCTTCAGCATTCGGGCTTGTCTGGAAAGGTTTTGGCTCGGGAATTTTCCGGGCCTTGTGAGCTTCCGGGGCGTGGACTCCTGCCCGGGATCGCGGTTTGCCGGCCACCGCGGGAAGAAAGGCCGGCGTTTCCCAAAACGAGGAGTGGACGATGAATGGCGAGCAGAACGGGCTTGGCGAGATGCCGGCCGCGACGCGGGTGAACCAGGAGCTGGTGCGGCTGCTGGAGAGTGCGCTGAGCGATGCGAAGGCGGGGCGGATGATTGCGGGCGGGGTTGTGGCGGTGATCGACCGGTCGTCGTTCATGGCATTTTCGTCGATGTCGACGTTCCCGGGCGAGATCATTGCGGGGGCGGAGGTGATGAAGGCGGACGTGATCGCGAAGATGCGGCAGCCGCGGACATCGCCGATCGTGCGGGCGGGCGCTTTCCCGCGGGCGAGCTGAGAGGGGGCCGGGATGGCGCTTTTGAGTTTGACGGTGAACAACGCTTCGCCGGCGTTGGACAGGCAGCACCAGGAGTCGCAGTTGATCGAGCGGGCTTTGCGGCTGGCGGCGAGCGAGATCCGCTCGAACGGCGGCAAGAAGACGTCGGGCAACATCATCGACACCGGCGGCGTGGTGCTGGGGACGTGGACCTACACGCCTCAGGCGTCGACCTGACGGCGCATTGAATGAGCGGAGTGCGGCAGTTTCGGCTGGTCGGCGGGACGGAGGTTGCGAATTTCGTCCTGTCGAGCAACGAGGTCGACGTCATCGAGGGCCCGCTGGGTTCCGGAAAGACGCGGGCGCTGTGCGCGCGGATCATGCGGCACGCGCAGGAGCAGCGGATTTCGTCGGTGACGGGATCGCGGCTGTCGCGCTGGGCATTGATCCGCAACACGTATCCGGACCTGAAGCGCACGACGATCCGGACGTGGGTCGAGATGTTCCCGGAGGACATCTATGGCCGGCTGAATTGGGGGCAACCGCCGTTTCATCACCTGAAGTTTCCGCATCCCTCGGGCGACGGAACGATGGTTGACCTGCAGGTCGACTTCTTCGCGCTCGACAAGGCGGACGACGTCGGCAAGCTGCGATCGACCGAGTACACCGGGATCGCCTGGAACGAGCTGTCGTTCATCTTCGAGAAGGAACTGTTCGACGAAAGCCATTCGCGCCTGCGCTATCCGGGCAAGGAGCATGGCGGATCGTCGTGGCATGGGGTGATAGCGGACACGAACGCACCGGACGAGGAGCACTGGCTGGCGCTGATGACCGGGCAGGTTGACCTGCCGCCGAACCTGACCGACGAGGAGCGGCTCGAGTATGCCTGGCCGGAGCATTGGGGCTTCTACATGCAGCCGCCGGCGGTGCTGGAGAAGCTGGATCATACCGGGCGGATCCTTGGCTACACGGTGAACCCTGGCGCGGAGAACCTTGCGAACCTGCCGGACGGCTACTACCAGAAGATGATCCCGGGCAAATCGAAAGCCTGGATCGACTCGCGCCTGCGGAACGTATGTGTGCTGGTGACCGACGGATCGCCGGTGTTTCCGATGTTCCGGAAGGAAATCCACATTTCGCGCGAGGTGCTGCGGCCGGTGGCCGGGGCGGGCCTGCATGTCGGGCTGGACTTCGGGCGGCAGCCGGCGGCGATTTTCGGGCAGCCGATCGGCAACCGGGACTATTTCCAGTTCGAGCTGCTGGGCCTGAACGAGGGCGCGGCGACGTTTGCACCCAAAGTCAAGCGCTTCATTGCCGATCATTATCCCGACCACAATCTGGCGGACGTGCTGTTCTGGGGCGACCCGAAGGGGCAGGACAAGGGGCAGGCGGACGAGCGGACCGCATACGAGATTTTTGCCACCCATGGCATGAAGGTGAGGCCGCCGCCTGGCCTGAAGCAGAACATGATCACGACGCGCGTCGATGCGGTGACGTCGGTGCTGATCAGTCTGGACCGGGAAGGGCGCCCGCGCGGCGTGTTCTCGCCGCTGTGCCGGACGCTGAACGTCGGCATGCAGGGCCGCTACCACCTCACGCGCGAGGAAGACGGCGAGCTCCGGCCGAAGAAGGACCGCTATTCGAACCCGGCGGACGCCCTGCAGTATCTGGTGATCGGCATGGGCGAAGGTGACGCGATGGTCGGCCGGCAGCGCGGGTCGGCCGGAGGCGGGCCGGTGCGCGTGCATCGTGGCCGCCGGTCGCTGCGGCGGGTGGCGGGATGATCCGGCTGGTCACGGCCGGCGCGGCCGGCAAGCCGACGCGCTGGATCCTGGCCTTCCACCGGACGACGGAGTCGCGCCTGGTGCGGCTGTTGGCCTGGGGCCGCTACAAGCACATCACGGCCATTGCCTACATCGGCGAGGTCGACCATTGGGTTTTTCTCGACTGGCGCTTTGCAACGATCGACGTGATCGTGGCGCGCGGCGTCGAGGCGGACCGGCTGATGAACCATTTCACTGAACATGCCGACGTGCTCGGCATCGAGCCGCGCGAGGTGCGGTCGGGCTTTCGGGTCGGCTGGTGGTGCGTGCCGCTGATCAAGCATCTGGTCGGCATCCGCGGTGGTGCGTTGCGTCCGGATGCCCTGTGGCGAGACTGCATCCGCCAAGGAGCCGAAATCATCAGCCATGAACGTCCCGAGCCCGCCAGTCATCCAGGAAGACCCGATGCAAGCTCAGCTCAAGCAGCAGGCTGACCTTGACAAGATCGAGGCCATCAAGACGACCGCGAAGAACGACACGGCGAGCATGATGGCGCGGTTCGGATCGCTGGCCGCGCTGGCGCAAGCCGCGAAGGGCTGACCATGGCGAGGAAGTCCGAAGAAAAGCAGGAAGCGAAGGGGCACCCGCTGGATGCCGAAGCGAACCGCCGCGTCAGCGATTGCCGCCGGCAGAAGACGCCGTTCGAGCTCGACATGCGTGAGTGCTATTTCTTCACCGCGCCGTTGCGTGCGCGCCAGATCAATTCGCAGTCCGCGCCGTCATCCACGCCGATCCACGACGACGGCTACCTGCAAACCAGCGCCGGGTTCGAGCTTGCCGGCGACTACGTCACCGAGATCCTCAACACCTTCATGCCGCAGGCCGAGCAGTGGTGCGAGCGGACCAAGGGCATCTACGTCAGCAAGGCCGACTGGGACTCGATCAAGGCTCAGGTCAAGGAAGACGACGTTACGATCTTCTCAGCGATCAAGGGCTGCAACTTCTATTCAGAGTTTGCGAAGGCCGCCTATCCAGATCTCGGCATCGGCACCATGGGCCTGTGGATCGACGACGACCGGCCCGGCGAGAACATCTGCGTGCAAGCTGTTCCGCTGCGCGAGCTCGAGATCAACCTGGGTCCCTATGGCGAGATCGATGACCGGTTCATCGTGCGCCACACCCGCAACCGGCACGTCAAGGCGCTGCTGAAGGGCATTCCGATCCCCGAGGACCTCGAGGAGGATATCGAGGGCGGGCCCGACAAGAAGACCGAGATCCGGTGGGGCTGGTGGCGAATTTGGGACCGGCTGGGCGACGAGCATTGGCAGCATGTCGTGATGATCAAGAACCGGGTCATCAAGGCGATCGAGATCAAGGGCGAGGGGTGCTGCCCGCTGACGGTGATGCGCTTCAACGCGACCGCGGATTGGGCCTATGGCCTTGGCGTGCTGTTGCAGGCGCTGCCGGAATTGCGGCAGGTCGACGAGCTCGAAGGCCAGAAGATCAGCCACATTGAACTGAACCTGACCCCGCCGATGGGCATCCCCGACGACAGCTTCGCCGCGGTCGAGCAGGGGCTTGAGCCCGGCATGGCCTATCCGATCCGGCCGGGGTCCGAGGGCGCGATCAAGAAGCTGTACGATCCGGGCTCTCCGGAGGCCGGTATCTATGCCGTTGAGGACAAGGTTCGCCATCTCCGCAAGCTGTTCTACGTCGACTATCCCGAGCAGCGCGGCGACACGCCGCCGACGCTGGGGCAGTGGATGGACGAGCTCGCCCGCGCGCAGCGCCGCATCGGCACACCCGGCCTGACGTTCTGGTGGGAAGGGCCGGCGAAGATTTTCCTGCGGTTCAAGTATCTGCTTGAGGCGCGCGGCATCATCCATCCGGCCAAGGTGAACGG